CAACACAAAACCGGAGGTGTCACGGAAAGACCGACACGGATTAAATGGGTGAAGGGAATTTATGAACTCGCGACACGCGGTTTTAACCGGAACTCAGCCCACTATGGGTGCCGTGGATGTGGGTTCGAGTCCCACCACCCGCGCCATTTACGCCGGTTTAGCTCAGTTGGTAGAGCGCCAGTTTTGTAAACTGGATGTCGTGGGTTCGATCCCTGCAACCGGCACCATTTATCCGTACGTACGAAGGGAAAGAAAATAGATTTTTATGAACGCTGCGCCGCTCTTTTGGGAGTCGAGTATGAATGTACTCCGTTCCCTTATTCGAAGCGCACACGATGGAATAACAGAGGGCCAGGTTCGGGAAGGTATCCCGGCTACGGTCTGATCAGAAAGTTTGGAACGGACATCCATGTTAACCTACGGCATCCAGTGCTTCACCGCGCTGTGTACAAGACCGAGGAAGAGGTGTTCAAGTTCCTTGAGAATATGAGGACGTAGTTCAACGGCAGAACAGCCGCCACAACATCGTCTACGGTCACTTGTTGGCATCGCTAACCGAATGTGGATGGTTATCCCAAGCAGCGAGTGTGGGTTCGATTCCCACCGTCCTCATACTTATTTCATAGGCCTATAGCTCAGCGGTAGAGCAAACGCTTGATAAGCGTTAGGTCGGTGGTTCAAATCCACCTGGGCCTACCAATAATATGTCCTTGTAGCCCAACTGGCAGAGGCGGCAGTTTCAAAAGCTGCATAGTGTCGGTTCGAATCCGACCAGGGACACCAAGTTTGCTAAACCGTTGATGTTGGTTATCGGTAAAACTTCAATCCTCAAAATTGAACCAGGCGGTTCAAACCCGCCAACCACGAAAGTGGCAACTCGACATCGTCCTTCGTTTAGCATTCCTTTGATTGGCACTCCCAATAAATAGACCTATAATGGGAGTACCAATATGAGTCGGAAAAAGGTAAATGTTTCTAGCGCTGATCTTATCAGCGCTATGGAAAATTACCCACACGCCGGGGAAGCAGCAAAAAGTCTTGGACTTACCTATTCAACTTTTGCTAGAAGGTGTGGAGAGTTCGGGTTGCAAATAAAATCCAACCAGGGAAGAAAAGGCATAAAGGTCGGACGAACAAAAGAATATGCTGCTCTTGTCAATAAGGCAAGTATCAAGCGTTGGATGATCGAAGAAGGAACTCCTAACGAGTGTAGCGAATGCAAAATACCACCAATATGGCAGGGGAAACCTTTATCCTTTCACCTGGATCATATTGACGGAAACAGGACCAACAATGATCGCAATAACTTGCGGCTAATGTGTCCCAACTGTCATTCTCAGACACCTACTTGGGGATCAAAGAACATTAAAAGATAATGCGGGAGTGGACAAATCTGGTAAAGTCGCTCGGCTCAGAACTGAGAGTGGCGAAAGCCTATTGTGGGTTCGAATCCCACCTCCCGCACCAGTTTATGCGGATGTGATGAAATTATGGTAGACTTCCAACGTTGAGAGCGTTGGGCTCATAGAGAGCGTGCAGGTTCGAGTCCTGTCATCCGCACCAAATAAGGAGGAGCTCCTCCTTTCAAGTTGACCGCGCGTAAGGTGAAACCCAAAAAGGCACCAAGCGCTTTATGACAGACGCGACGGTGGAAAAATCGACAAACGGGTCGTGATCAGCCCAAGTGCTTTCAGCGGTCATTCATTTTAAGGAAGACGAAGATGAAACTCAAGAACATCTGGCTGGTGTTGATCGATCAAGGTCCGCCTAAGAGGTTCCTACGAAACCTTTTCAAAGGTCATCTTCGTGGAGTCCTTCACATTAACTCGCACATCTCCCAAGGGACGGGAAAGCCCAAGGTGATGTACAACACAAAAGCTTCTGCCACCAAAGCTGCGGCTGCGATGACGAAGAAACACGGAACGTGGTTCTCTAACTACAAGTGCCTTCACTGTGATGGCTACCATGTAGGAAAGAACCGCGACAACAAACAACCGGGAGTTTCTACATGATCCAGATTACCGTCTTCGGACCAGAACATTCCAAGAAGGACTACATCATGCTCACGATCGCTAAGGCACTTCGTGAAGCCGGTGCAGACGTCAAAGTTCTTGGAGAGAACAGCTACTTCGCGCACAAGGCGGAGATGGATGAGGAGACCATCAAGTCAAAGCTTGAAGGACAATCCATTCGCATCTCTGAACAGCGAACGGCAGTTTAAGCAAAAAGTTGCATTTTCTCTGTGTACTTTTCAGGAGAATGTGGTATAATAAATAGGAATGCTGGATACGCTTCGTAATACTCCAACCGGAGGACGTTGGTTATCTTCACTTATGGAAAATGAACCGAGGACGTTCGATTCGTCCGTGCCCTTTTGGTAAAGGTGGGCAATGCCCGACTCCATTTTCGTTGAAGTATTACCAAGCGTATCCAGTACTCCATATAGGAGGTCAACATGAAAATTCTGCTTCAGGTTATCAACAGAGATAACCAGCAGGTCTACAAGCGAGTTGATCTTGCTGATGATCTGTTTAGCTACGCGTGCGAACGTTTGGCTACTGAGCCACATATCCGTTCTGCTCGTGTCTATCGAGAGGTGTTCTACACCCACAAGTCTTTCGCAGAGGATTTTGAAATCCCTGAGGAAGGTGTGGATCTTCTAGAACTTCTCAAGGGGACGAAGATTACCGAGGGCGACTTCGACATCTTCTCCAAGCAGAATCTTCCTAGGTTGTATGAGAACGCATCTGCCGCGAACTTCTACGACAGCCATACTCGAAATGATCGACTGCGTTCGGTGATCCGGACTCTCGATCAAGTCGGTGAGAATGGACAGCTGCATGTTTCAAACCCGCAGCAGTTCAAAGAGGATTTGCTCTCGATTCTGAGCGAGGTCTTCGATGAGGACTTCGAACAAACAGATGTTCGAGAGCTTGCTAAGGATCGTGAAAACACGGACTAGTTCCATTGCTATGGTTATCTGTACCGATGCTATAAATATAGCAAAGAGGTGCAGATATGCCATTCAAGAAAGGTCGAGAGGCTTGGAATAAGGGTAAGATAGGGGTTCAACCGTCTCCTTTCAAAAAGGACGACAGTGAAGTCTTTGTTGAAAACTCTACATATCCACGCCATCGTCTTAAGGAACGAATCCTTAAGAACAACTTTATTCCATACCGCTGTGCCATTTGTGATATTGGACCAGTTTGGAATGGAAAACCAATGCCATTGATTTTAGACCATGAAAATGGGATAAACAATGATAACCGATTGACTAACCTTCGTTTCGTTTGCAGCAACTGTGATACACAACTACCGACGTACAAGTCTAAGAATATCGGAAGAAACAACGGAAGCGTGGCAGAGTCAGGTTTATTGCGCTAGTCTTGAAAACTAGAGTACCTTCGCGGGTACCGTGGGTTCAAATCCTACCGCTTCCGCCAACAACGGGCCGATAGCTCATCTGGTAGAGCGCCTGATTTGCATTCAGGGGGTGGCAGGTTCGAGTCCTGTTCGGTCCACCAACACACGGCGGTTCTGCTGATTCCGGCAGAACCGCCAATACATACTTACACAGACACACATACAGGAGTTTCACAATGGACGTAATCGCACTAGGCGTGGTCTCGCTTTTCTTCACTCTACTCGCAGTATCGAGCGTTGATTGCAGCACCAATAAATAAGTTCACCAGTTTTTAATCGGAGTGTAGCGCAGTCTGGTAGCGCACCTGCTTTGGGAGCAGGGGGTCCTAGGTTCGAATCCTAGTACTCCGACATCGGCCTCTTTTGTACCTCTTCTATAAATACCCTTAGGAGATTACAAAATGCCCCGAGCGTCGAAGAAGTATCACTACGTCTATAAGACCACGTGTGTCATCACGGGTAGGTATTACGTTGGAATGCATTCAACGAATGACCTAGATGACGTTTACATGGGCAGTGGTAAACTTCTTCGACATTCCCGTAGAAAATACGGTGACGAGAATCATAAGACAGAAATCCTAGAGTTCTGTTCTTCAAGAAATCACTTGAAGGAAAGAGAAAAGGAGATTGTCAACGAAGAGCTTCTTAAAGACCCACTCAACATCAATCTCAAATATGGTGGTGAAGGCGGCTGGGATCACAAGCCCGGCGTAAACATACAGCTTCAGCAGATTGACGCACTTGCAAGAGCAAGGAACGCTGCTAAAACTAGAAGACTTCGCAGACTTGATCCTAAATACGCTGAAAAGCATTCCAGAAAAATCTCAGAGTCGATGAAGGGGAAGCAAACCTTTCTTGGACACAGACACTCCGAAGAAACACGCATGAAGATGCGTAAATCAAAAAATGTTGGCTCTTCAAACTCTCAGTTTGGGACAGCATGGGTAACTGATGGTGTAAAACCCATCAAGATAAATAAGGAACTTCTTGAAGAATATCTTCAGAAAGGATATTCTAGAGGAAGATTATTTACTAGATGAAGGCATCGGCGTGGTGAGACACGCGACAGCCAATCAGCGTAGAGGTCCATGGTAGGGCGCTGACCGTGCATTCATCTCCGGCTTGGAGATGGCGGAAAGGATCGCATCGGTATCGAATCCGAGTGCCTCATCTAGTACTTCTTAGTGAGCGGCGTGGAATGACACGCGGTCAGGGATGGCAACCTCGAAGGCGGATCAGCGCGTACTAGGCGCTCCGTGACTGGACTGAGCCACCGTTGTTCGTGCAAGCGAACCCACTAAGCAAGATTCGTCTCCTGTGCCATGCGTACACGGAGCATTCGGGGTTGCTCTGCAGCCCTAGCCATAAATAACTACCTAATGCGGGTGTAGCTCAGTGGTAGAGCATCTGCTTGCCAAGCAGAAGGTCATGGGTTCGAGCCCCATTACCCGCTCCACCAGGTTAGGTGGTTCCCTTAAATAGAGCATGCAACACTTGCTCTATAAAACCACCAATCTCCTCAACGGTCGCTTCTACGTTGGGATGCATTCTACAAATAACCTCGACGATGGATATTTGGGAAGCGGACGACGACTAGTCGCCGAGATTAAGAAGTATGGTCGCGAGAACTTCAAGAGAGAAATCCTTGAAGTTCTCGCCTCACGAGATGCTCTCAAAGCGCGTGAGGCAGAGATTGTAAATGAGACGCTTCTTGCTGATCCACTTTGTCTGAACCTTAAGAATGGAGGTGAAGGTGGTGGGGCATTTTGGTCTAAAGATCAACAAGCCAAAGCATCTGTTTCGGGAAATAGATCACCGAAAAGAAACCACCCAACCATAATGGCTAAGGTAAACGCTACAAAAGCAGAGCGTGGATCTGGAAATTATTTTGGTGGCCGCCACGATACCTTCACAGGAAAAAAGCTGTCTGACGAACACAAGGCTAAGCAGCGAGCGGCTTTTGCTATGCGCGGACATCAGCAGGGAAAAGCTAACAGTCAGTTTGGGACATGTTGGGTAACCGATGGACAAAAAGCTATCAAGATTAAGCTTGAAGAGCTAAATAGATACGTTCAAGACGGATATATCCGTGGAAGAAAAAGTGCAGTTAAATAACAGCATTGCTGTTAACATACAACGAGGTGTTATCATGAAGTTCGCAGATTGGAAAGAGCAGTTCGGCCATATTCACATGACCGATTCTATCAAGACACTTCTCGCTGAGCTGAAGACCTTCGAGCACGACGTTGAAGCCCAAGCATCTGCCCGTTTCAAGGAACTCAAGGAGTTCGAAGAAAAGGTTGAGAAGATGCTTGTCGCCGAATGGGAAGTCTTCCTCGCCAAGATCGAGGGACATCACGGCGACTACAACTAACTGGCATGATCCCGTTTGAGAAAAACGGGTGGACGGTCTCCCGCCGAATCGGTGTTGGAGACCGTGAACTTGTCCGCGCTGGACTTCTGCAGATCGGCCTGATGTCGAGCGCGCAGATAGAAGATCAGCTTTCCGCGTGCATTGAGGCCGCGAAGAGATTGGGAACCGGAATGCGTGTTTACGTAAACACGACGCGCATTAATTCCGACCAACTACAGAAAATAATTTTCCGAACTATGGGCCAAGCCCGTGACTACGACTTTATGGACGAGACTGACCTCTCTCCTGAACGATTCTCTTGGGTCCTTGGACGATGCGATCTCATCGTTGAAGGTCAAGGATCGATGATCTCAACAGCCTGATTCAAGAGGCGTGGAGATCAACCGATGGGCGCCACATGCTTGAAGCTGCATGGCGTCAGTCTGAAGAAGACATGCGGGAGAAGTTCCCAGAGTATTACGGTGACGAGGAGCGACTTTTCGTCCTTTACACCAAGACATAACGGAGGCGTGGCAGAGTGGCCGATTGCACTCGGTTGCTAACCGAGAGAGCCCGAAAGGGCTCCGTGAGTTCGAATCTCACCGCCTCCGCCATAAATATCGGCATGGACCATTGGGATACACTGGCATGCTAACGTTCAAAGACTTCCTTCTCACTGAAGAAGCCCAAGTCAACAATACCCGCAAAACTCAGGTCGCCACTACGGGCGGAACCTACGAGAAGACTGGAAAGATTCTCGCGGGCAAGCTTGCTCCCGGTTCAAAGATCATCAGCATTGGCGCTGGTCTTGACCATACCCGCAAGGCACTTTCTAAGGGTCTTGGCGATAATCATGGTCACACGATCCACGACATGGAACCAAATCCAGAGGGTCGTAAGGAAGCACCTGAGTTTACATCTGCTGGTGAGATTCCAAAGAACGCTTATCACGCTGCCGTAAGCCACAACGTTCTCAATGTCGTTGAGCCTCATGTCAGAGAGAAGGTGATGAAGTCACACTTCGACTCCGTGAAGCCAGGTGGCCACATGATCATTGGTACCCGCGCTTTCAAAGGCGATGTCGATCAGGCAAAGAACTTTGAACCTGCCAATGAGAAGGGCGCCATCTGGGTCAAGAAGGGTAAGGAACGCTCCTACCAGAAGGGCTTCGATGCTAACGAGCTCAAGGACTACGTCGAGGACTACGCCAAGCGCCACGGTCACGAGGTAGAGGTAAAGAGAATCTCCGGCGTCGCCAAGAACGCCGTCGAGGTCCACGTAAAGAAAAAGGGCAAGTGACTGTTTACATCTGATTGAGTTTGTGTTACTATCAGATTGTCACTTAGATAAATACCCGGATCGCTGATAAGCCGTCTTGACGAGGAGGTGGACTCAGGAGTTTTTACGGCTTTCTCCCTGAGGTATCAACGCATTGGCACTCGAGCACTGAAATCGTCGCGATCATATGAAACACAAGCTTACTGAGCTGGCGAAATACGCCGACGAAGAAATAGCAGAAGAATGGGAACGCAGGGGGAATCCTGCAGCGCGTCATGCGCGAGATTGAAATAAAGCCCATGAGGGAACGTCCAACTAAAAATGAGCGACCGCAAGAACCGAGACGTAGGCCGTAAGAAGGAATGGCAGAAGTATCACCACCTCTGCGATTGCTGGCTCTGCACGAACGGTAAGACGAAGAAGCGGTTGCTCAAAGAGCGTCAGCTCAACAAGCAGAAGCACAAAGATTTGGAAGATAGGTTGCAAGGTGCATAACGAGTTTCGAAAGCTCGCCTAACCCTCACGGGTTAATGGTTCGATTCCATTATCTTCCGCCATCAGAAAGAGAATAGATGATCGAGAGCGGCATCACGTTTGACCCGGGGTTTAAGCCGCCCTCGCCCTTCATCTACGAAGCACCGGTTTCCGTTCACGCGACGCATATCCAA